AACAAAATAGATTGTACGGTAAAATAAATATTAGATAACACATATTCAAAATAGTATTGATAATACAATTTTAAATATTGTTTTTAGACATATTTTTAATTTTACGTACATAATACCAAAATTATTTTTTAAGTCAAAGAATCGTCTTAAAATGATTATCTTAAGATTAGTAATAAAGATATTTATTATAAACATATCTGAGATGGAAAATATATTGTCTCTGAATTGGTATATCGAATCTCCAATAGATTTTGAACACAAACAATATCTTTTATTTGCTTACTTACAAAAAGTTGATTCTGATTTTATATTAAAAAAATTATCACCGCATTTACTCCATATGGAAAAAATTATGGATGAATTAATTGGATTTCAATCTTCATTCACAATGATTAAAAAAACATTTGATAAAAATAGATATGTTTATTTTGAAAATGTTAAATTAAAAGGAGAAGATAATTCATTACTTACTGAAATAAGAGAAATTGTGGAATTTTCGTTACCCCAAGTTGAACCAAGAATTAAATTAGGATATAAAATTTTAAAGAAAAATAATCAATTTTTATTTTAGATTAATATTCTTTGTTTTTTTGTAAAATGATAAATTTATCAGAATGGATTGCAAGTTCCCCCAATAGACCATTTAGTAGTTCCGTTAGGGCTGACGTTAATAACTTTAATTTTATCAACACCCATTTTTTTATTGATAGGACCAATGTTTTTAACAAGAGTAGGACCCATTTTAGACGATAAATACCCCCAAGGGAAATCTTCACCTAATTCTTTAATTAATATTTTACCATCCCTTACTTTACCATCACTATTATCATACTTTATAAAAGAATTCATATAATTAGGATTATCAAATTCCTGTCCTTTTCCAAATGTATTATCAAAAGATTTTGATAATCCCCATTTTTTCATTGCAGGTAAAGAATTTATAATCACACTATCAGTATTTTTTAATTTTTTATATTGAGATTCACCAAATTGTGCTGGCAATGCTCCACCTTTATATTTTGCCAAAAGAGAAACACCAACAAAAATTCTATATTCATCTTTTTGAGAACCAGCAAAAATTGGGGTATGTATAGGTTTACCATTATACTCAAAATATATGATATCTGGCATTTCATATGTTTCATACCACAAATAAATTTGGCCTTCCCCTTCTCCTAAATCCCATTCTTGTACTTGTGTAAAATCTTTAGATGATGGTATGACCCCTCCTCCTGTATTTTTTGCAGATACATTACAATTTACAGGAATTATTTTTGTCTCAATATTTTCTTTTTCACCTGAAATTGAAAAAATTAATTTAACATATTGATATTCTGTATATATTGAATTATTAGAACCTAATTTAGGATTCCATTCTGGACCTTGAGCTCCCTTATTTTCAATTTTTGGTACTACACTTTTTGGTATTTTACCATTTATATAGTTTTCAATTTCTTCAGCCCTCAATCTTGATAAATCTCCTGGATTTAATCCAACTCCTGTATTCGGAACTTTAGATTCTGATGATTCTATTATCACCTCAAATTTAGAGTTTAATGGATATTGTTTTACATAATTGTTAATTTGATTTATAGCAGAATCTATTGATATTGTGTTAGTAATTTTATATTGACCACTAGCAAATGTATTTGGTAAATTAAAAGTTATCGGCTTCCCAATTTCAATTTTTTTTGTTACCACCTCTTTTTGTTCTAATATAAGATATTGGTTTTTAGTTGCAGTTTCATGTAAATTAAGAATTCTTAATTTTTCTTTAACACCAATATTCCATGTTTGCTTAATCATTTATATAAACTTTATTATAAATACACTATAAAACCTTATTTGATTTAATAATGTTATCTAATTCTTCTTTGTTTAATTCTATCTTTTTCATAATTATGAATATACAACATTTAACCGAAAAATCAGTTATTTATTATAATAAATAAAAAAAGGGACAATTTCTTGTCCCTTTTAGTGTATTTCATAAGAAATTGATTATCTCAATTCTCTTAAATCAAATGTTCTAACACCATCAACTGTAATTCTACCGTAAAATCTGTTGTTCACCATCTTTTTTGCGTATCTAGTCATGATACCTTTTATTGGTGTAAAGTTAAACGGATTGTACATTGTTGGAGTTAATTGTAGTGGTACATACGGTGCGTAGATGTAACCAGTGTCTAACAAAGAAGTTCCTTTGTGACCCAATAACACTTGGTTAGCTGGGAAGTAAGGGTCTCTGTACACTTGGTAACGACCTGCTAATGTTCCAACTCTTTCAATACCCATGTTGTATTGGTCTTGTTCAGGAGCAGCATTTGATACGTGGAAATATTCCAAATCATCAAAAATTGCACTGATTTCAGAAGAAACAACAATCCAGTTAGCACCACCTCTTAAAGTAGATTTATGGATTTGAGCTGAAATTTGGTTAACCGCAGTAATCAATGTTTGGTTCCAGTCTTTTTGAGTATAAGGAACTGCATTAGTACCTAATCTCTTCCAACCGTTGTAATCCCATCTTAAGTTCCATGCTGCGCCTTTTCTAAGGTCTCTTAAGATTTCTCTATCGATTTCAGCCGCAACTTGTTCAGACAATAGAGCTGTTAATTCAGCTTCAGCGTCAATGTTGTGGAATGCTGCAACGTCTTGTGCCATTTCTGGAGACCATTGTGCTCTTAATTTTCTTTCAGTTACAGAAACTGTTACTGACATAAGGTCAAACGAAACCTCACCAATTCTATCTTCAAATTCTAAATTCTTATAGATTCTATAAGTTGCTGCGAACGCAGTATCAGGTGTTGTCGTTGATGAGAATGTTGAACCAGAATAACCATCTAATGAATTTTGACCAACAGTACAAGGTACTTGTAAATCAACTTCAAGATAAATCTTACCTTCAGCATCACAAATGTTGTCATATTGACCGCCACCTGTTTTACTATTAGGGAATGTAAGTGTTGCATTGTTATTACCATACTGAACAATACCTTTACCATATCTTTGAGTAACAACTCTAAATAAATAAGGATTGTTTACGTTAGCTGCAGTTGTTGGATTTCCAGCAACTCCATAAACTGTTAAATCAGAAAGGAATGCTTCGTTATCCATTGGTTGACCATCAGGACCGATTAATTTACCTGCTCCGTCAGAAGCAAAACCTGACATAACGATTAATACTTTTCTGTAATCAGAAGTTGCATAACCTGAAACAACTAATTGGTCGTATAACCATGCTACTGTAGATACATTTGCAGTGATAGACGAATATTGTCCTTTAGAATAATCAAATAAACCTGGTGGGTCTAATGCTGGTTCATTACCTTCGTAGAACCTATCATAAAGGTCTTTAGTGTTATTATAGTCATAACCGCTGTTTGGTGTTTGGTCTGCAGATGCGTTAGGTGACCCATAAGGTGCATAGTGTTGACCAGTATTCGCCAAATTTGTTGGGTCGGTATACGACTGAATGTTAGGTACAAAATAGAATAATTTACCAATTGGTAAGTTCATTGCTTGTACTGATACGATATCGTTAGCTAAAAGTTTTGAGAAAACTCTTCTTACGATAGGGAAAACCACTGTTTCAAATGCACCTGTATCAGATGTAGATGATGCTTCGTTAATTAAGTAAGACGCTTGGTTTTCATAAAGCTGTGCTACGTTTTCTCTCATGTGACCTTTAAGACCTTCTAGAAATCCTAATTTGTCCCATTTGCTGATTGTGTCTTCTTTGATAACTTTAAGGTGCTTAAGACCGATGTTACCAACAAGACCTGATTCTAATAATGCTCCCATTTTGTTGTTATTTTTTTTTTAATTTATTTTTTAACCCATTTTACTCATTAAATCTTTCATTCTTAAAAATTGAGGATTTTCATAAGTTTTTGATTCGATAAGGGTACTTGATGAACCTGTTGATACATGTTTATTTAATTTGTTTTCAACTGATTCATTGATTGATTTTGTATCTGATTTTGAAAGTTCATCTTTAATTGATTTATAAAGATATTTTGATTCTTTCAAGGTCTCAACTCCATCAAATCTTCTAAGAATATTTATTTTTTCTTTTTTAGTTGTTGAGTGCTCCGTGAACAATCTTGTTGCGTAAGCTAAATTTGAATTGAAGATAGCAACCTCATTAAGTTTTTCTCTGAAAACATTTAATGCTTTTCTATATTCTTCATTTTTTTCTCTCAACGTACTAACTTCATTTTCTAAAGATTCAACTTTAACACCACTATTGCTATAAACATAATTTCTATTATTAGTGATGCCTTTTCTTAAGCCTCTTCCTTCTTTTGAACCGCTTCCGAAAGTTCTTGCGGCTTCTTTGGTTTCTGATTTTTCATAATCTTTGTGACTTTTTGAATCGTCACCTTTTTTACCACCAAAAGCTTCTTTTGTTTCAACCTTTTTAGCATTACCTTCAGCGTTAGGTCCTTTTTTGTATTCGAATTTTGCCTTACCAGTTCCCATAGCTTTTGGAGCCTCTTTTTTATCTTCAGAGAATCCTTTAAAGTTTCCTTTTTTGTATGAGAATTTAGGTCCAGAGCCAATTCCAACGCCTTTAGGTTTAATCTTTTTCTGTGATTTTTTTTGATTGATAGATTCATCTAAATTGTCTTGTTCGTCCATTTCTTCGTCTTGTTCGTCCATTTCTTCGTCTTGTTCGTCCATTTCTTCGTCTTGTTCGTCCATATCTTCTTGCCAGTTTTGTTCGTCCATTTCTTCTTGCCAGTTTTGTTCGTCCATTTCTTCGTCTTGTTCGTCAAATTCAATTTCATAAACAACTTCTTCATCGTCTGAGTCAACATCTTTTTTTAAATCGTTAACATCAACTTTTGAAGTATTGCCATTTGGGCTAAAGATTGCGTCGATTATATCATCAATCGATTCATCTTGTTCGTCATAATTCATGTGATTCATTTCATCCATGTTTATTTGTTCGTCTTCTTCAGATTCACCAAGTTTAACGAGATATTCTGTATCAGCATCATTGTCTGTTAAGTGAATATCGTCACCATCTTTTTTAATGATGATTCCGTCTTTTTCACTCATAGCTTTAAATACTTTAAGAATTGTATCATCGTCTTCATGAGTTAAATCAATTGGACTTTCTTCATCAGAATCAATGTGAGTGTCTGTATCAACATCCATATCATCTTCATTATCAGTATCCATATCAATATCGACATCAGCGTTGTGCGCTTTGTCATCTACATCAATGTCTACATCTGAATCTAAATCAATCTCATTTTCATCGTCTTGCTCAGAAAGAGATTCTTTTACTAATTGGTTGATTTCTTCCTTCATAGTAGAAGCAAGTATTCCTTTTGCATTTTCGGCTATTGCTTCTTCAACTTGTTTCATTTGAATTAGCGCCTCTTGTACTAATGATTTATTCTTTTGCATAGAAATCTATTATTTTAACTAATAAATAGTATCAAAGTGTAAAAAGTTATTATTTTACATGAAAAAGAAATAATTATTATATCAAAATAGCAAAAAAAAAGTGGTCAGATTTGACCACTTTAAATTTTTTAGGATTATTAATCTTCAATAACTTCATCTATTTTACTTTCAGATACTGAAGTTATTCTCCAATCATAGGAAAATACCTCATATTTCTTAGTAACTTTTGCTTCAACATCAGTCACTGAAAATCCTTTTACAAGTTTTTCTTCTTTAATTTTTTTAATTTTTCCAGAATTTTCATCAGGTAAATCATAGGTGACTTTAGCCACAAAATATTTCTCGTTCATAAGTAGATTTTTATTTATCTAAATAATCGGATAATTTTTTCATTAAATCAATAGATTTATCAATAGAATTATTATCAGATAAAGATTCTATCCTATAATTTCTTTTTTCTTCTTCTAAATTTTCTTCATATTTTTCTCTGTCCTCAGGATTTGAAAATAAATAGGCTCCTGGTGTTGATGGAGATGATACTAAGTCAAAACATATTAATTCAAAATCATCTTGTACCTCATTTCTTTCTCCAACTTTTTTTAGTGAACCAACACCTCTTGACGATATTCCTAAAGTAACCCCTTGTCTCATTAAATTTGCCGCTTGGTCTCCTTTAGTTGAAACAATACCTTTTTCATGAAATCCTGGTGATGTTAATAATTTTAATTTACCCATTAAAATATTTCGGTCCCACCATATATCCGTTATCATGTGAGATACTCTATCTAAATCAATTAGTGAAGATTCAGGATGGTTAAGTTCTGAAGTTGATAATCCTTTAGATATTGTTTTTTTATATTTTTCTGATTCTCTTTTTAAGATTCTTTCAGGATAAAATCTTCCATTTCTATTGGCAGTATCATATTTTTGTAAAACAGCGTAAAATTCAAAAGGATTTCTATAATCTAAAGTTGACGCTTCTTTAAGTATATTCGCATTTATTTCATCTTTTGGAGAAACCCATCCTGCATCCATTTCAATTAAAATACCATGCCCAAGTTCATTGGCTTCTAAAATTCTTAATTTTTTCATTGGCTATTTTAGAATAAATATATCAGATAACAATACTTTGTTCATTTATTTGCTTTTTAGTTGTAGAAAAATAAAAATATTCATTATTACTAATGTTATTTTTATGAATGATTTTTATTATTTTTTTAATTGAATCTTTCAATTCTACTGATTTGAAATCAATTTCTCTATTTGCATATAAATTGATTTCTAAATTAAAGAAGGATTTTTTACCGAATGATATTCCACTTGTTCTTAAATCTAAATCAACTATTGTTTGTTCTTTAAATAGTAAATTATCTACCGAATTAAAAACAGAATGTTTTATTTCTCTACTTAAATTACAAACTACACGGTTCCAATTATCGTGTTCAAATTTGGGGTCTACCCATGACTGAATATTAATGTAAACTGATTTTAATTCTTTAGAATCCACTGTACCATAAACAGATTTAATTGTATTAAATAAGTTTAATTTAACACTTTTACCTTTTTTCATTAATTTTCATATTGATAATGTTTATTTTTTTTAAAAAGTAACACTATTTATTCTTAATGTCAAAATTTTTACAAAAATAAGATATTTGTATATATATATATATGATAATTATTGAAATAAAAAATGGCGAAAACATAGAAAAAGCCTTAAAGAATTTAAAATCTAAAGTTATTAAAACTAAACAAAATAAAATTCTTTTTGAAAGAAAAGAGTATGTGAAAGATTCTGTTAAAAACAGAAATAAAATATTAAAGGCAATATACGTTCAGAAACAGAAAAATAGTTAAATAGATTCTTCTAAACTTTTTAACTTTAAAAAGTTAAATTGGTCGAATTTTTCATTTTTAATTCTATCTATTGTTTCGGATAACTTAGTTTTTAATTCAAATTCTTCTTCTTTTTCTAAAATATTTTGAAGTTTACTTATTGTATTTTCACGAATTATTTCAAACTTAGTTTCCAAAGATTGTGAATCTTCAGATATTAATTCTAAAAATTCTTTTTTAGAATTCTCATCCATAGTTTCTATATAATTTCTTAATGTTTGATTTGCAATACTAACCATCGATTTAACAGGAATATTTATAGATTCTTTGATTGTAGTACTACTTGAAGTTAGGACTTTAATAAGATTTTTTTTCGATTGTAATCTTTCTGATAAATTTAATTTATTTAAATAAACAATTGTATCTAAATCGGAATATTTGTTATCTATCTCCTTAGAAATAGTATTTGGAAGCTTGATATTCGGTAATAATTTTTGAATTAAATGTACTCCTTCTTGTAAAAATTCTTTAGCGTCAGATTCTGATAATTCTTGTGGTGAATTTAATTGATTATATAATGAATAAATTTTCGACATAGATTTATTCATTAAAACGTTTTGTTTAAATTCTCTTAATAATTTCTTGAATTCTTTCTCGTCTTTATAAGATTCAAGAAGATTTTTTTCTATTATGGATTTTATTGTTCCGAAGGTCATTGGTATCATTTTCAAATAAATATTACGAGTTTAGTAACTTATCTAATTCTTTTGAAATTTCTCCTAAAGATTCTTGTGCATGACCTAAATCAATGAACTTTGAACCATTTATAAGATTATTTTCTATTAAAATATTTAAATTATCAAATTTAGACTCAGGAGTTATTTCTGCAGGTGACGGTTGAGTTGCGGTTCCACCTTCCTCTTCAGATGGAGCTGGCGGTGAGGATTCTCCTGCTCCGCCAAATGATGATGGTAATGGAGATTCTATTTCTCCTGATGGAGCTCCTTGTTCAGCTGCTGTTGTTGCAGTTGCTCCTGAAGTATTTCCATACAATTTGTCTATATTGTCAAATAAACCTGTTTTAGTGATAACTGTTGGAGTTGCTTTTAATTCCTCACCAACCGCTCTTTCAATTCTTTGTTGTTGTAAATCTAATCGTATCTCATCATCAGACCATCCAAATATATGTTTTTTAGCCCATGTAGACGATGCTGGTTGTATTCCATTTCCAGGGTCAGAAACTAAATCTTTATAAAGAAGAACTTTTTCTTTCCATACGTCAATTTTTAGTAAATCTGCCTGTGTTGATGGGTTTGTTAATCCTAAAGTAAAATTTGATAACTCATCTTCAAAACCTAATAAAAATAAATGTATTATTGCAATTTTATTTAATTCTTGCAACATACTTTTTTGAATTCTATTAATTGTACGAGCAAATCTAATATCCTGTAAAGATAAATTTTTTCCATCACCAACAACTTCTTCAAATCCCAAAAATGCTTTTGGTACACGAAGTGCTGTCAGTAATTTCTTTTGAATATATTCAATATCTGCAATCTCAGATAAATTTGTTGCACCAGGTAAAGTATCAATTGGACTTGGTGCTGCAGGGTCTCTAACAGGAACAAAATAATCTTGGTCTACAGCCATTTGATTAAATCTCATATCCACATTACCTGTTTTACTATCAACAATTTGTTCTCTTTTGAATTTATTTGCAACACGTTGTACGTAAGCCTCAACATCATCATCATTCATGTTTCCAACAAAAACTTTAAAAATTCTTCTTTCAGGTGCTCTTGATGTTCTATAAATTAACATAGCGTCCTCAGATAAAAGAAGTTGTTTCCAAATTCTTCTAGCCTTTTCTAGCATTGATGTTCCGTAAGGTAATTTCCTATCATCACCTAATAAACGAAAGTGAGCAATTTCCCATGATTGAAAAGTCATATTTTTATTTTTCCAATCAAAATGTAAAGCTTTTCTATCTTCTTGTTTTTGAATATCTACAGTTAATTTTTGAAAAGCTCCGACTTCTTTACGCTCAATTTCTATCGTAGGTAATTGTTGACATCCAACAATACCTTTTTCAGGGTCAAGTTTTAGATATACAAAGTTATCACCATACTTACAAGTATTCCTTGTCCACATTGGTAAGTTAGTATTGATATCTAAAGAGTTATTAAATAAATCTGCTAAAACAGATTTAATTCTTTTTGATTCAGAATATATCTGTAATATAAATCCATCTTCGTTTGTTGTTGTAGATTCCTCAGCATATATGTCTAATGCTGCGGATATTTCTGGAGTATATTCCATACTTTCGTAATCATATTGTGATGATAATCTTGATGGTTCATAATATATTGCTTGAGAATATAAGTTATTTTCAACTTTAGCCCATTGATTTGTTAAATAGAAAGTTTGTTGCGCTTGTAGTTTCTCTCTTTCATAATCTTCTTTACTTTTAGTTCTTAAAAGTTCTTTCTTATCAAACTTAAATGTTGGATAATCTTGATTTAATAGAGAATTAGGTCCAAATGTTTTGGATAATCTTTGCCAAACTGTTAAATTATTTTCTCCCATTTTATAATTTTACTTAATACCTTGATAATATAAATAGTTATCTGGCACCAAATAACCATCCATACTTTTGATAATCTTCTTTTGTGGCGCCTTGGTTGAATTGTGAGTTGTTTCCTCCCATTTGAGAAACCGTTGGATTAAAATAATCTGAAGTGTTTTTATTTTCATTTACAACTGTTGCCCATGAATTAATCATTGCTTTTGTATGGTTAACAACCTTTGTTAATGATTGAAATGATTTTTCTGCGACATATATTGCCATCGCTATTGCCATAATACAATCATCATGATGATTTTTTTGATGGTCTGGTCTTCCATTTATATAAACAAAAGTGTTCATTTCATTATATAAACGACTAGAATATATTTTAAACTTATGTCTTATTGCTTCTTCAAGGGATGCAATTATCTGAACTCTTTTATTGTTAAAATTTATACCTGGAATTTTTTCATTAATTTTTGGGTCCCATTTCCATTTATTTGTTGTATCAACATTATCAATATATAATCCTCCTTGATAATTCATTTCTTGTAATTTTCTTGCAGTAGAAACTCCCATTCCTCCGGTTAAATCAACGACACAATATGCGTTATACATTGTTCCCCACTTATAGGCAATCTCTGCAGTTACATCTGGAGGTACTTTTCCGACATATTCAAGGACTTGTTCCCTTGTATCGAAATCTATTATCTCAATACAACTGAAATCCTCAGAATCACCTCTAGATACATCCACACCCATAACATATTTATGCCCATTTTCAGGTTCTTTAAATATCCATAATCCTCCACCCATCATCTTAGCTTGTGGGTCTCTAATTTGAGTTTTTAAAATATTTTGCATCAATTCAGAATCAAATACATTATCACCTGAACCTAAAAAGTTACATTCCAATTCTTGAGCAACTCTTCTCCTATCAAACTTTAATTTTTTAACCATTCCCTCAAACCAAGAAGAACAAGGCTTATATCCTTGTTGCATATAATCTCTAACTATTTGATGGTCTCTTTCATATGGATTATTTGTTGATAAATCAACAACAACATCTTTTGGATAATCTTCCCTGTTTAAAAGATAATGAACTAAATCATTAGTTTTAACCATGTATAAATCTTTAGTATATCTTGGGTCTTTATACCAAAACATTTCAGAGATTTTGAAATCATTCATTCCTCTTAACGATTGGTCATAAATTTCATAATAAATTGGGTCATATCCATTAGGTGTCGACACAACTATAACTTTACCTCCTGTAGATAGTGAGGCCATACAAGCGGACCAGAAATCACTATCAGCCTCAATGTAAGCTGCTTCATCAAATATTAATATTGTTGGGGTATATCCACGAAGAGCATCTTTTGATGTTGCAACCGCTTTAACTTCACAATCATTATTAAGTTTAAAATGTCGAGCAGCATTTTTTTCAGTAGAGAATCCAATACCAACCCACGCTGGCCATTGTTCAGTAAATCCTCTAATTTTATTAGCCATTTCTACCGCAGTATCTAACTTATTGGCAATAATTAGGATTTTTTCTGGTTTTGTTTTTTTGGCAAATGCCACTTTTTTGGATGCCCATGCGGCTGTAACTGTGGAAACACCTGCCTGTCTATATTTTAAAGCTACGTTTTCGTTATATGTATCGTAATCATTAATTAAAGTAATTTGGTCAGGAAAAAGGTCTAACGGAACATATTTTGAAACGGTATTATCGTATGTCTGTAAATAAGTACGAAGTGCGTAGGGTGTGTTCCTCATGCACTTCGTAACTTCTATTATTAATTGTTCTTTATTCACAAAATTTTTATTAAGGCCTTGATATACCAAGACTACCTAAGAAATCATCTAATCCATCATCTTCATCTTCATCACTTTCGATATCATTCTCTTCTTTATATTCTTCAAATTCTTCTTTCATTTGTTTAGCTTCTTTCATAATTTCTTCAAATTTTGAAGTAGCTTTTTTTACTTTAGAAGCGTCTTCAGAAATTGAATTTCCTATGATTTCTAAGAATTCTTTAGCTGGTATTTGATATAATAAAATATGAAACCAGTTTATTAAACCTTTATTCGATTCTTCAAACATTGCATCTGGTAATGCAAATCTAAGTTTTTCTACGATTTCAGGTCCTATTCTTAATTGCATCGGTTCGTTAGATAAAGTATCAACTTGAGCTTGAACTTTTTGTCTCATTCCTGGCTCTTTTGGTAAACCATGTCTACCTTTTGCTTCTTCTAATCCTTTAATTATTTCATGGCATAATATTGGGAAAATTAATCCTGTTGCGGTTATTTTTGTATCAGGAGTTTCTTCTCCACCGCCATCTCCATCTTCTTCTCCATCATCACCTGTATCACTTAATTCTACCTTACCAGCAACTCCTTGACCTGTTTGACTCATCATTTCAATCATTTGCTCCATACTAAAATACATGAAATCATTAATTGCCATTATGCCTAAATAATCCCTATAAAGAGAAGGGTCAATAGCGTCTAATTTTGCTTTTATATCAGGTTTTTGAAAAAGATAATGACCTTTTTTAGCGGCCCCTTGAATAATTGCATTTATAATATTTCTTTTATGCTTTTCTAATTCTAATTCTTCTTCATGTGTTAAATCTTCAACATCAAATGATGGGATTTGAAGATTTTCTTCTTCTTCTTCTTCGTCATTTTCTTCATCTTCAGGTTCCTCAGGATTAAATCTAAAGTTTGAAGCATTTGGCATACCTAAATTAGCTTCAATCTCATACCATCCTTCAGGTACTTCTGATTCTTCTAAAGACGATTCAATCGCCAATTGTTCAAGCTCTTCTTTATGAGCACTTTCAATCCTCATAATATTTGGAAGTTTTCTCATCATTTCTTGATAAACCATTCCTTGAACTTGTTTTGAGCTAAGGTTTTCAATTCCTGTAACTTGTCTCAATTTATCCGCAACTTTTTTAAATCTTGAACTAACTAATCTTTGAACGTCAGCAGTTCCTTTTCTCATTGCAGGATTAGTTGCATATAAATTTTCAGGACTTCCCAACTTTCTTTCTAAATTTGGGTCCATTCTTTCTGGAGTATTACCGTAATCTATTTGTTCTTTTAATTTTTTTGCCATGATTATTTTTCTAATAATTTTATTATAACGTCTATTACTTCTTCTTTAGCCTTTTCAGGTGAAACTTTTTTTGCCTTTGGTGAAGGATTTTCACCAGGGTTAGGGTTTTTACCAGGATGTGCTGGTCTTGGTTTTGGTGGTGTTTTAGTACCAGGAGTTTTTGTTGGTGCTGGTTTTGTTGGAGCAGTTAGAGGACTATTCTCTCCAACTTCTTTTTTATATTTTGCCTTTGGTGAAGGATTTTCACCAGGGTTAGGGTTTTTACCAGGATGTGCTGGTCTTGGTTTTGGTGGTGTTTTAGTACCAGGAGTTTTTGTTGGTG